ACGAGTGAGACTCATCCGCGACGATCGTGTCGTAACCGATGCGAAGAATGTCGTCAGCGTATAGAGCAGCCGTGGCATACGTAACAATGGTAGCCGTGGGAGGTTCAAGCTGCGCTTGTTTGATTCGCTTAGTTTTTTCCTTTTTTGTGCCGTCCAAGACGAGGGTGTTCGTGACATTGCCGTGCTTCACAAATTCCGAAGCCCACGTCTGGAGCATGACCACGGGACACAAGATCAACACACGCCCCTGGGTGAGACGCTGCAAATCCACCGTGATTTTGCATTTACCTAGGCCAGGAGCGTAAAACAGCGCAGCGCGTATATGGGAATACGCAAACGTCAAACCCTCCAATTGGTGTTGGTATGGCGTGGTGTTGAACCTAAAATCACTAGGCAATGCAGGCACGCGATCTAGCGCGACCAGGTGCGCCTTGACCTCAGGCGATAAGGTCATAGACGGTAGCACTTTACCTAAATCGCCTATTACGATACGGTGCACGGGGTTGAAAGCAGGAAAGCGCCATGTCTGGTCTTTGCCACTATAGTTCGCACCATAGACAGCCTGAACCGCGGTGCTATGACACTGCAATGTAAAGACGGGTGTTCCGTATATCTTTCCAAGTTTTAATGTGTACATGTACACGCACTCCGACAGAGGAAGTCAACGGCTATGAGTGAACCCGGAATCATGGATCTCGCAGGGGGCTCGCGTGGACGCGGGAGTCACCCGAACCCAATGTTTGATTTCATTACGGGCTTTGCCCCCCGTAAGCTGAAAGATCTTTTTCGTTGGGTCGAGTACCTTTACTACAACTCGGCGCATATCTTCGCGGCCCTCAAGAAGTTTGCCGAGTATCCTGTCACAGAAGTCATCCTGGAGTCCAACGACGAATCACTCACCAACAACTGGGAACGAGTGCTTCAAAAATCGATCAAGATAAAAACGGTCGGCATTTCTTCAGGTCTCGATCTGCACTTGTACGGGAATTCGTTCACATCGGTATACCACCCATTCAATCGTTTCCTCATTTGCCAGGACTGCAAGGCACGAACTGGTATCCGGAAAATCACATACAAATTCAATCTAAAATCACTCTCATTTAGTTATGACTGTCCTGCCTGTGAGACCAAGACTACGGGCACTATCCTTGATGAGAAATCAAGCGATGAATCCCGCATCAATGTGATCCGCTGGGATCCTAAATTGATGGACATCAACCATAACCCGATCACGAATGAGTCTGTTTACTACTACACGATCCCTCAAGACTTGAAGCACAAAGTCGAAAAAGGGGATGCGCATATCATCAACACCATGCCCATCGAATTCCTTCAAGCGATTCGAGACGACAAGGTGTTTGAATTTGCAGACGGCCAAATCTACCACATGAAGATCAACCCGCCTGCGGGTATTTCATCACAGTGGGGATTCCCGCCTCTGACGACCACCATCAAATTATTCTTCTACACGGCCATTCTTCGCAAAGCCAACGAAGCTATTGCATTTGAACACATTCTGCCGTTCCGAGTGCTACACCCTGCACCGATCAGTGGTGCGGCCGACCCTGCACAGATGGTCAACCTGATGAAGTGGCGTCAAGAAATGACGGCCAACATCAAACGCTGGCGCCGCGATCCCCTGCACATCATGTTTGCCCCCTCGGCACTCGGCGTTACGATGATGGGTGGTCAGGGTCGATCCCTACTCACTCTCGGAGAGATCAAGGAAGCTGAAGAAGAAATCATCGCCGCCATGGGTATTCCCAAGGAATTCATTTACGGCGGCCTTTCCTTCACCGGCTCTTCCATCACCTTGCGTATGCTGGAAAATCAGCTTGAGACGCATACCTCTCATCTCAATGACCAACTGAATTGGATTATTCAGCAATCAGCTAAAATATTGAGCTGGAAGGTCGCGGAAGCCAAGTACCTGCCGTTCAAGCTCGTCGATGACGCCGTACAAAAACAATTCGTCATGGGCCTTCAACAGAGCACGCAAGGGATGATTTCCAACACCACGTTGTTGGAGCTAAATGATTCGGACATTAACGAAGAGCGCGAAAAGCGTATGCAAGAAACGCTCGACGAGACGCGTATGCAAATGACGCTGCAGCAGCGCATTACCAAGATACAGAACTCTCTGGCGCAACAAGCACAGCAAGAGGCCAACAGCGGTACGGGTCTTTCGTACAACCCTCAAGCCGTGATTGCCAGCGCAGAACAGTTGGTCCAAGAGCTGAGCGGATCCGATCCCTCGACTCAAAAGTCTATGCTTGCACAGCTTTCGCAGGAAGATCCGGTTATGTACGCTGTCGTAAAAGACCGCTGGGCAACACAAAAAGCCGTCGAGAAACAGCAAGCACTTGCGTCATTTAATGGCGGTGCCGGCTGATGGACGACTTTATCAAAGCACTCCAGAGCTCCCAAACATTGCCCGATCTACCGGGTAACGAGCCCTCGATTCCCGACCCCTTCAAGAGCGAAAATATCGACGCGCTCGTCAAGAGCGTGGCGGCTGGGACTGCTGGGAAAATACCGGGTGCTGCCGAATTTGCATTCGAATACAAATGTGCACGGCTCACAATCGGCAAAGAAATGTCTGGATGGGCCGATGGACAAGCCTCTTTTGAGGATGTCGACGAGTCAACCCGTCTCAAAGAGATCATGGATATGTCGCTGTCCGGCGAGACCGTGATCACGAAAAAAACAGAGACCTTTCTCAAAGACGGCACGGTGGTCATCTGGGTAGAGTGGCTAGAGCCCAAAGCACCTCCACCTAAAAAAGACCGTGATTTTCTCACGGTCTCCGAACTCCACACACCCGAGCTAGACCCCGAATCCTCCGAAGAGGACGAAGAACCTTACCCGGGTAATGAGGACGACGACGATTAAATCGTCATCTTATCCTCGTCCGGGCATAGGCCTGACGTGCATTAGCTCTCTCCAGTTACCGGAAACCCATGAGGTGCCGCCAACGGGCGGGGTTTGTCGGATACGCGCTTTGGAGGCGCGCTGGATGGTCGCGTGGGCCGCTTATAACACGAGCGGCACCAACGCGGTGCGACCCAGGGTTTCCCGTGGGTCAATTGCTTGGCAACATCGCCAAGCGTGACATTGAATGACTGTTTGCAGGTTTTGCACAAGTGCGTTGCCTGCAAGCGGTACATCCAGTCACGTGGGTTTAGGCGCTTCTGCGCCTCAATCGAAGCGACGTCCGGGGTGATATACACACCCTCGACGGACCGCAAATAGCACTCACACAACAGATCGAACTGCGGCATGAGCGCGGTGCCGCAAAGGTAGCAATCAGGCTGCTCCTCACGCGGCACATCAACACGGAAGATGTAGCGATACATCTCCGCCAACGCGTGGAGCTCCGCGTTGTCGAGATACAACTCTCGCGCCTCGCAATACCCCCGGACCAGGTCTACCCTCTGGTGGTGTACCCCCCAGATGATCAACCGGGCAATCCGGAGATCAAGCCCCGCAAACGCAGGCTCGGCCAGCGCTCTGACAGCAAGCGCTGCGTCGAGCACTTTATTCAACCGGTTCACCTTCAATTCACCGGTTAAGACAGCCACCAACTCCAAGTTATCCAAGAACCCTCCCATGTAAGCAGTCCTGATGCTTACCTCTACTTTTACCATCTGGGGTTGCTATATTATGGAGAGATCGAGTATATTAGGACAATATGTCCACGAATATACAGCCCTTATTGATTGATGCCGACGAGCGCCGAGATCACATCCGTGACAAGACGCTAGCCGGCATTCGGGGACTTTTTCCCATCATCGGGAAACGCCATACGATCGATTTAAAAGACCTGAAAATTAACCATAAAGACTATTCCAATGCGGAACAAAAAGACGCATTGATGAATGGCCGAACGTTGCACGAACCCATCCAAGGCAAGCTCGTGTTGAAAGACAACGCGAGCGGAAAAGTCTTAGACGAAAAACAACGCACGCTGCTGCATCTGCCTTATTTCACGCGGCGCGCTACTTTCGTCATTGGTGGCAACGAATACGCGGTCCCTAGCCAGCTCCGACTCAAGTCGGGTGTATACACGCGGGAACGAAATAACGGGGAGTTCGAAGCGCAATTCAACCTTAAGAAAGGTTCGAATTTCCGGCTTTCCATGGAGCCCGAATCGGGCAAGTTGAACATGGAGCTTGGTGGCACCGCCAAGACTTCAAAAATCCCGCTCTACGCCTTGCTACGAATCTTGGACGTCCCGGATACCGACATCAACCACTACTGGGGCGCAGATCTAAAGAATCTAAACGCGACTCTGACAGCTAAAAAAGAGGATGCAGTCCTCAACAAACTGATCGGCAAACTCAAGCGAGTAGGGGAAGATGTCCCGAGCTCGTTAGAAGGGCGGCGAGCTTTTGTCAAACAATACTTCCACAACACGGCGATGGATCCAGAAGTCACGGAACGGACACTGGGTGTCGCGCTGGATAGGGCTAGTCCGAGGGCGTTGCTAGAGGCATCACGCAAACTCATCCACGTGCACAAAGGCATTGCCGTAGGCGATGATCGAGACAGTCTCGCCTACAAGACCCTGCAATCCACGGATGATTTCTTTAAAGAGCGTCTCGATATTGACGCCAAACGCACGATCAATCGCAAAATCCTCGCACGGATGAATTTCGCCACGGCTCCGGACTTGACGAAAATCGTCCCAAGCTCCGTCTATACGAAATCCCTCACGAGTTTTTTGACGAGTTCAGATCTATCCACTCAGCCGACTCAAATCAACCCGATCGAGATCATTGACTACGCCAATAAAATCACATCCCTGGGTGAGGGCGGTATTCCCAGCGAGCGCGGCATTACACTGCAATCGCGCAAAATCCATAACACGCATTATGGGATCATTGACCCGGTACACACGCCCGACGGTATGAAATCAGGCATAGACTTGCATGCAGCGTTGGCCGGACACAAAGACGCACACGGCAATCTATACGCAAACATGCGAAACATGCGTACCGGAAAAATCGAACCGGTATCCGTCATGACGCTGACGAAGAAAATCATAGGGTTCACAGACCAGGAGCATCGCAAGCAGCACTGGGATGCCATCCACGGAGACCGGATGGTATCGGTTCCTAGACATGAAGTCGATTATGTCTTGCCGCATTCGACGGACAAGTTCAGCCCGGCTACGGCGCTCGTGCCTTTCCTCAACGGCATGCAGGGCAACCGCGCGATCATGGGTTCTAAATTCCAGGCACAAGCTTTACCCCTGACAGAGCGCGAAGCCCCCTACGTACAGGCGGAATATTCACCGGGATCTAGCGTAGAAGCCGAAACCGCCCGGCTCACCGTACCGACAAGTCCTATTCATGGAACGATCCACAAGATCGACGACCACTATATTTATATCCGGCCTGATCACAAAACAGCCGCAGCAGCACGCGATAAAGGGTTAGTTAAGCTACCCTACAATCATTATTTCCCGTTAGCGTCTAAAACCTATTTGCACGACACCATCGATGTAAAAGTTGGCGATCGGGTCAAACCCCACCAACCCTTGGCGGAATCCAACTTCACCAAGGATAAGACGCTAGCTTTGGGTAAAAACCTGTCTATCGCATACATTGCGTATCACGGAAAAAACTCAAACGACGCGGTCGTCATCAGCGCAGGCGCAGCGAAAAAGCTGACCTCAGAGCATATGTACAAATATGTTTTGAGCAAAGGCCCGGATATTGTCACAGGCAAAGAAAAATATCGCGCCTATTACGGCATGCATTTCACAACTACCCAGCTTGCCAATATTGACGAGCACGGGATTGCGAAAAAAGGGGCGGTAGTCCATTACGGCGATCCCCTGATCTTGGCTTTGCGAAAATCCGCGCCTACGCCCGAAGAAAGACTCCTGGGCTCGTTTCACCGCTCTCTTGCTAAGCCTTACCGCGATGCGACCATTCTCTGGGATCACGCAACGCCCGGTGTTGTGCAAGACGTTGCAGACAACATGACGCAAACGCTCTTGACCGTGCGCACGCAAGAACCCATGAAAATTGGTGATAAACTCGCCAACCGCTACGGCGGTAAGTGCGTAGTCTCTGAGATCATCGACGATGACAAGATGATCCAAGACGAAAGCAAAAAACCTCTCGATGTTCTCTTCACGTCCGCAGGTATTGTAAGCCGCATCAATCCTGCGCAAGTCGTGGAAGCGGCTCTGGGCAAAGTCGTGGAAAAGACGGGCAAGCCGATTATCGTTCCACAATTCCAGCTCGAAAACAACATCGACTTCGCTAAAAAACTGCTCAAAGAGCACGGGTTAAAAGACAAAGAGACCGTATACGACCCGATGTCCGGTAAAAGCATCCCCAACATCTTTGTGGGTCGATCATACATTCATAAACTATTCAAATCTACGGAGACCAACTACGCAGCCCGTGGCGCCACGAGCTATGACGCAAACCTGCAGCCTACCAAAGGCGGAGAGGCAGGCGCCAAAGGGTTGGGCCGTATGGAGATCAATGCATTGCTAGCGCACAACGCGCGCAATGTGCTCAAGGACGCGCTCACCGTCAAGAGTGAAAAAAGCGATGATTTTTGGCGCGCGTACGAACTAGGGCTGCCTCTGCCCAAACAAAAGCCAACGTTTGTCTCGGACAAGTTCGTAGCCATGCTGCAAGGCGCGGGTATCAACATCAACAAAAATGGAACTCACCTGTCCGCAGCGCCGATGACAGACAAAGACGTACTCGCCCTTTCATCAGGTGCGTTGAGCACCCCTAGTCTCGAAAAGTCTAAATCCTACATGGTCAATGCCAAGGATCTCAAAGAGGAGACCGGCGGACTATTTGACCCTTCCTTGACAGGCGGCTTAACCGGTAAGCGTTGGTCCCACATCGAACTGCACGAGCCTGTCGTCAATACCGTGTTTGAGGATGCGACGCGGCGTCTATTAGGCTTGTCACGTAAACAATTGCGCGACGTGGTTTCCGAGCACGGCGGCGGAGGTGTCCGTGACCGTCTCAACAAACTTGATCTCGCGGCCAAAGCAAAAGAACTACGTGAAAAAACGAAAACCGCACGCGGTAGTGATTTAGACGGTACCATCAAGCAGCTCAAGTATATTGAAGCGCTGCAGCGAAACGGCATTACCCGCGCAGGGGACGCCTACACGGTATCCAAAATAGCGGTTATACCGCCAATAATGCGCCCTGTCCTACCGTCAGCCAAGGGCAATAGCCTTCAAGTCTCCGATGCCAACTATTTGTATCGGGATGCCGCGTTGGCTAGTGCAGCCCTGGCCAGCAGTAAAGAAACTGAAGTGCCTTCGCTCATCGCAAAAACGCGTCTGGACATGCACGACGCGGTTGCAGCAGTCTTTGGTACGCAGGCCCCGGTGAGCCCACAGCTACAAAGCCGACAGGTGAAGGGCTTTATTGAACAGATCACAGGTTCCGGGTCTCCTAAAACAGGGTTCCTGCATAAAAAGATCCTACGACGCCAGCAAGATCTCAGTGGACGGGCCACCGCAACTCCCGACAATACTCTCGACATAGATCAAATCGGTATTCCCGAAGACATGTTATGGACGACGTATGGGAAGTTCATCATGAAGGGGCTCGTCGGACTAGGCTACCGTCCCCTCGATGCTCGTGAGATGATTGAATCCCGGCATCCTGCGGCCAAGCAAGTGCTCAACAAAGAACTTGCTTCACGACCCATCATCGTCAATCGTGCTCCGACACTGCACCGACACAACATGGTGGCGGCCTATCCTGTGGCCGTACAGGGCAAATCTCTCCGCGTCAATCCTTTCATGGAAAAAGGACAAAACCTAGATTATGACGGGGATGCAATGCAATTGCATGTCCCTGTCACTGACAAGGCCGTGCACGAGGCGCGGCGTCTCACCATGTCAAATCTGTTGTTTGGAGACAAACATGCAGATGACTTGATGGTCTTCCCGCAGCATGAAGCCATCTTGGGCACTTTCCTAGCCACAAGACCTAGCAATCATGCCGTGAAGACGTTCAAGACCAAAGAAGACGCTATGAAAGCCTATCATGATGGAACGATTTCCATCACCAGCCCTGTCAAAATCCTAGAATTGGAGAAGCATCACCATGTCTAAAATGGCTGGCGCCCGCGCTGCGCTGTATAAATTGGGTTTCCTGATCGAACACCTCGATCCGGAAGATACACCCGGCAAAGGTTGGGCGAAGAAACGCCGGCAACTTATTCAGAAGGCTTTGCTGATGGATGTAGGGAGTGGCTTGCCTGCGGGTGGAAAGATCGAGGACGTCGATGCCGTTCAAGAGTAAAGCGCAACGTCGGCTCTTCTGGGCAAAGCAAAATCGCGGCGAAATCGCGAAGAGCACCGTCGAAGATTGGGAACACGCGACACGCAACAAATCCAAACTACCTGAGCACGTGAAAAAAGCAGGACACCAACGCGCTCTTCACGTGTTAGGTTTGCTGGCTCTGTCGCTGCTTTCCAGCTGCGCATTTACCGAGTCCTCGGCCGGCAAAGAGACGCTTGGTTTCTTGCTGCAGACCCTTGTACTCATCCTAACGCCTGTTGTTCTTTTGCTGGTCAAAAAACTAGTAACTGCCATCGAAAAGAAAACCGGCTTAGACGTCTCGACACGTCAGATCGAATTACTGAATCAAGCCATCACAGACGGCATCGCGCTCGCACAGGAGCAGGCGCATAAACGCCTCAAACTCGACGAACCTCCGCTCACCAGCGATGGCAAATTAGATATTGCCGTCAAGTTTGTCGTCGAAGCCTTGCGTCAATCCAACGGGCCTCAGATAGCAAGAGATTACATCATTAAATTAATCGAAGCACGGCTCAACATGTCGCGCGCTTTACCGCCGAAGGCGACGCCATGAATTTCTATAAACTCGGAGTCGACGAAGCACTGCAAGCACTGGGCGTCATGCCCGGCGCGCCTGCACAAGAACATGCGTTAGATGCAGACGCCTTTGCACAGTTTGCAGAGCAAGATCGCACTGACGAAAATATAGACAACGGGGTACAGACCTCTGAGCCTGCAAAGGGTGTAGACAAAAAACCTGCGTGGAGCGGTGGAAACTCACTGGAATCGGGTGACGTCGGCACCCGCAATTACCAAATGGGCTTACCCCGGTCAGGCGCAGTCTGATGCACAAAACCCTCGGTCAATATCTGCTAGATGAGCAGATCCCTACAGCATATCGGCCGAAGGGCCCGTACCATGTCCGTGATCTCAAGACGAACATGGTACGGCTCGCAAAAGATGATCCCCATCAGTACGTAAAAACGATCACGAACGTTAAACGGCTCGGGGACGAGTTTGCGACCACGTTCGGCATTTCGGTAGGGCTTGATGATATCTCACCCATGTATGCCGATCGAGATGCCATTGTACGCCCAGCGCTAGCGAGAGTCAAAAAAGCCAAGACAGATCACGCGAAACAAACCATCATCCTAGAAACCCAGGACAAGCTTCTCGAACACGCCAAAAAGCATCCTGGCACGATGGGAGAGATGGCGCGCTCAGGCGCTCGTGGCACGACGCTCCAACTCATGCGTGCAGTCGGTGCGCCCGCAGCAAGCAACGATGAACACGACAGGGTTCAGCCTTGGCTCACAATGCACAGCTATGCAGAAGGGCTGAAACCCTCTGAGTGGTGGGCCAACAATAAAGAAGCACGGATGGCGGCGTCCAAGGGGACCAATGAGGTCGCAGAGCCTGGTGATTTATCAAAGATACTAGTCAATAATGCCAGTGATCAAATCATTACCGCACCCGATTGCGGTACGCACAACGGACTGCGCATGGCGACAGACGTCCCTGCGGTCCTGGATCGGTTTCTAGCGCGGTCCGCCGACGCCTTCACACGCAATACCCTCGTCACGGCGCGCGTCGTTTCCCAGCTCCTGAAAAAGAAGGTAGATCACATCATTGTACGGTCGCCCATGACGTGCGAGGCCTCGCACGGTGTGTGTCAAAAATGCATGGGCTTGAATACGAGCGGCGTGGTGAATCCGATCGGAGAAAATATCGGCATCCGAGCGAGCCACGCTATCGGGGAGCCGTTGACCCAACTCGCACTAAATGCGAAGCACGGTGTGCGTCTGTCGGGGAGCAGTACTTCCGAGATTGGCGGTCTCGAAGGCTTCCGCATGATCATCGAATCCCCGGAATCCTTCAAAAACAAAGCCACGTTAGCGCCTGAGAGCGGCAAGGTGACCCACGTGGCGCCGGCCCCTCAAGGTGGTTACCATGTTGAAGTAAATAATACGCGTGCGTACGTACCTGCGAATCTCAAGGTCTTGGTCAGGAAGGGACAACACGTCAATGCAGGAGACGTGCTGTCTGAAGGCGTACCCAAACCCAACGATGTTGTCCGCTATAAAGGACTGGGAGAAGGTCGAAATTACATTGTCAACAAGCTAACCGACATTTATAAAGGTAGTGGCGTACACCTAGATCGTCGCCACCTCGAAGTGTTGGCAAAAAGCACATTGAATCATGTGCGCGTGGAACATGTAGACGATGACGACTCGGCTGAGCACGGCCTCGTTCGAGGAGACGTAATCGACTATAATCGGTTACGTAACATCGCAGCGACGCACGCACGGCACACGCCGCTCGATAAAGCAGAAGGTCTGCACTTAGGGGAAGGCGCGCTGCACCACATGGTCGGTACGCGCATTACTCAGCCCATGCTCGACGAGCTACACGCCGCGGGATACACCAAAGTACGAACGGCGATCAAGGCCCCTATCGTCTCTGCGATTTTGCAGCCTGCGACACGAAATCCTTTGCTCAACCCCGACTGGCTTGTACGCTTGGGTCACCGTTATCTAAAGCAGTCTATCGTAGACGCTGCCCAAAAAGGGCAGACTGCGAATATTCACAGCACGAGCCCGGTACCTGGGCTGATCTTCAGTTCCGAGTTCGGTGAAGGTCCCGACGGGCGCTACTAAGTGTGATAACGGCTTGGGTAAAACAATAAACGGGACTATGATTAACACGTTACCTCTAGAGGAGCAGGTATAAATGTCAAGCTCACCGCTATTCAAGCGCGCCTTCGTTCGAGGCTTAAACGCGCAACTTATCCGTGAAGGCGCTGCTGTGTATCCCTCCAAGGAGGCGGCGGATGCGTCGGCTGATTACATTGCAGATCAGTCCAACATGCCTGATCCGTACTTCGACGGTGGCGCGGTCAATCTCAAAATCGCCAGCTTCTTGTGCGAAAACCTCATCAAAGCGGCCGAACTCCAGTGCGAGCGCGCCGGAAATCGCTACGACTCCTCCGTCACGAAGACGGCCCAGTCTACGTCCCCCGAAGACATCGCAGGAAGCGACGTCTGGGAGTTGATGGAAAAGGCTGCTGCTGAAACCGGCTCCCTCATGGAGGGCGGTGACAACACGAACGACCTGCCCGCAGCCGCCAAGCACAACGACGAAGCCGCGCTTGAAAACATGCAGCGCCCGGAAAACTACGCCAACCTTGGCGAAGATGGCGTCGGCAACTACGAGCGTAAGGGCGAGGGCTCCATCGGCTCGGAGCAGAAGCATCCGAAAGCGCCCAAGGCCAGCGATGGCGGCGGCAACTCGGCTACCGCCAACAGCAAGGCTGCGTCCTTTGCTGACATTGTGAAGCGTGTCGCGCGCAAAACTGCCGGTGACACCGGATCGCTGATCACGGGCGGAAACGCAACGAACGATCTCCCTGCTGCGGCGATGCACAACGCCGAAGCGGCCTTGGAGCTCAAGAACCGTCCGCAGGGTTACGCCAGTATGGGCGAAGACGGCGTCGGGAACACGGCGATGGGCGTCCCGTCGGGCGCGGTCGTCGGCCGTGAAATGACGCATCCGCTGGCACCTGCCGCCACCGACTCCGGTGATAATTCGATCATTGATCAAACCAAAAATGCGTTTGATCAACTTTTCGTCAACACGGCAGAGCAGGTTGTTCCGTATCTCCCAGAGCGGATGGATGATACGCAAAAGGTCGCGCACGTTCGTGCGATGATGGGCCTGGAGACGCCTGAGCGCGCTGAGTATCTCGGCAACCTCTATGCGAGCCTCGGCGCTGAGAAGTCTGCTGCGTACTCTGTGCGGGATCATTTCCGCAAGACGGCCGAAGCCGCTGAATCCGACAAGCATGAAAAAGCCGAAGAAAACTGCGACGACGACAACGACGCGGACGACAAGAAACCCGGCCTTCCTGGCTTCATGATGAAAGAGAAGCAGGAAACCAAAGAACAGAAACAAGCCGCGGCGGGCGGATCTCTTTCCGCGCTGCGCAGCCGGCTTCAAAACCTGAATTCTTGAGTAGCATGTCGGTTCCGCGAGCCGCATTAAAGCTCGGACTCCAGCTGGTCCAGTTAAAACTAGGACAAGCCATGGGGGCTCCGGGCTTTTCTCCATTCAACACGGAGACGACGCAGCGCTTTGAGAGCCTATACTCACGCGGTAGTGCTAAAATCCGCCCTCCCAAAATAGTAAACCCTGGGTAATTATGGCCTTCACGAAACAAGCTCTGATTTCTCCGGCGATCAACGCGCAGCAGCAAATGCCGTCGGCCGAAGACGAGCGGCAATTGTTCGAACAAAAGTTCGGACAAATGGCATATCAGGCCTTCTCTTCTAAGTTCCCTGACCTTGTCCCCGAAATCGTTACGTTCAAACTACTCGATTCAGACATCGAGGCGGGCACAGGGGTCGGCGCGTTCATTCTGGAACAAGAAGGGGATTACGTTTATGTCCCCACAGTACTATCCGAGAATGAGCTCAAGCCCTTTGACATCATGTATGTCAAATCAAAAGACATTTTCTTACCGCTGACGGCGCAGTGGTTAGATGAAGTCAAAAAGGGCACCATTTCCTCGTTAGGGGAAGGCGCCAAGCTCCCTGATACGGTCGCTACCGACGTAGATATCCGCAACCTGGTGGTACCTCCCACCACGGGCCGGTACAGCTACGCCAGCGCCGATATCACGCCGCGCACTCGCCTTGAGGCCGCAGCTACGGAGCCCCTGGGGCGTAAGCTAACCAAGCTTGCCATTGGACCGTTCCCGATGGGTGGGACCGGGCAACCGTCAGAGTTCAATCCCGAGATTTGGGAAACGTTCGTTGATCAATTTCAACGCACGCAGAACATGACGCCCGGCCAAGCGCTCGACAACGATGTCCTAGACGTCGAGACCTTGGGTAAGATGTACAAGTCCCACACCAAAACGTGGGAGATGATCCAAGACCCGAATGCCGCCAACCAATCGGCGGCGCAGCAGCAACAGCAACAGCAACCGCAACAGCAACAAGCGATGGCGCCGCAGCAAGCCTACCCAGGCTCGGTCGTGACGGCATCCTACAAAAACGCTTCCGCTGTGAGTGCTGTGGAGCACATCCCTCTGACTGTCGGGCAAAAGCTCGATAAGCTCTTGCTCAACGCCGCCAAGGGTGGCAGTGCAGGCGCCGTCTCGGGTACGTTGAGCTCAGATTACGACGATTGGCGCGAGATTCCCGGGATTGCGGCAAAGGGTGCGCTTGGCGGCGCCATGGTCGCTCCGCTAGGGCGCGTCGTCGGCGAACACGTCAGCGGTACGGGCACAGGCAGCGCGCACATGGGTCGCGAAATCGGCCGTGCTGCGGGTGGCGCGTTGGGTGGCGTCATGGCCACGTACGACAAACCGGAAGATGACTACGCGGCGCAACAGCAACAGCCCGGTTTTCTGACGTCTGCGCTCGCAGCTATCGCGAATCCTTTCGGCTATCGTTACGGCGAAGACTACAGCGACGGGCTTGAGCACATGCTTAAGCACGCGCAGAAAAACGTAACGTACCGGCCACAGCTGCTGAACTTCCTCAGTCAAGCGCCGAATAACGTCAAAAAAGCGTACGCTCAAGTTCTCTGCGAAAATCCGCGTCTTCTCAAAAAGACTGCGGAGCTTTATGACGCGGATAAACTGTTCGATGCCCTGACGGTCAAAACCGCAGGCGTCAGCCAAACCGGCGGCGCACTCATCATTGCCGACAAAAATACCAAAGCAAAGGATTACAGCTCCTTCTTTGGCGATGCTGCACCTACCGCGTTTAACGGTGTGCTGCTTCGTGGTTATTACTTCAAGGACACGCGTCCGAACCTCCAGCTCGCGGTTCAAGTCCAGAAATATCACGACTTCCAAGACGCGCTGAATTCCGGAGTATACCGCCTGTACAACACCGCCGGGACGCCCGTCACGGCCCTTGTACTCATGGAGCCGTTCGATCTCCTAACGGAAGATCGATACACGTTCCCACAAGAAGACAGTCGCGTCAAAAAGCCGCGCAATAAGGTTCCCGTTTGGTCTACCAAACAAGAGCCAAACGCGCTCAAGCCCTTCCACGGCACGGAACCGCACGACGCGGATATCGACCGTTCGCATCGTTACCACCGTCTCGCACTGCTAGAGAACGGTAACTACGTCATGACCAATCGCCTTTACGGCGAAGAGTGTACGGAAACGGCACTCAAGGGCTCGCGTATTTACGACGATCTGATGCGTAATGGGACGGCCAAGCCTAAAAAAGGGGTTGGCGTATTCGTCACGAAACGTGGTGCCCAATACCATGGTACGCGGCCGGTAGAAATCAGCCGTGTTTCTGTGGGTAGCGACGGGGTGGTTCGTGGTCAGCTCACGAGCCCTGGCGGCACGCTGAGCAAGGGCTTCGTCATGGATCCGCGATCTCCTGTGAATCGCCCCATGAAAATGCGCGACCAAGACCTTGTGATCATCCCTGCCAGCTGGAAATGGGTTAGCCTCAACGAAGAGCGCCCTGGTGAAATCTTCTTGCGTACACCCAAGGCCCTCAGCGATCTCGTGCTCAATGCCCTGAACTCCATGGGCGTGCACGAGGCGGTGGTGCGTGATGCAGGGCAAAGCCAATACACGGTAGACGGTTCAAAAACGAGCACCAAAAAAGAGGCGCTCTATAAACTTGCTACCGCACACCGTATTCATGCGTCGGCTGCCGAAGCCATGCTCAAACTGGCTTCGGTCCAAGGAAGTTGCCACGCCTACATTGTCGAGCCGCACAAGTATCAACGGCTGCAACAGCGCGTGAAGGTTGCACAAGGAATGGCCGTGCCGCAAACCCCGATGGGAGGCCCGGCAGCCATGCAAGCTCCTGCGGCACCTCCGATGCCGCCGGCAATGCCGCCTCCGCCCATGCCTGCGCCTATGCAAGATCCGGCCGCTATGGCTGCGCCGGCTCCGGCCGTTCCTTCGCCCGTGGATCAAGCGTTTTCTGAGACCATGGATTCAATCCAGACTCAGATCACCGCACTCCAAGCACAGTTGGATGTGCTGACTACGGTGCAGCAACGCGCTCAAGAAATTGAAACGGGACAGCCTGCGGGTGGTGCGCCTATGGAAGGTGCACCTGCAATGCCGCCTGCGGCGGATGCCGGTATGCAAGGAATGCCTCCCGGAATGGATCCTGCAGCGGGTATGGACCCCAACGCTCAAATGGCGCAGCCGGGTATGGACCC